GATTACGTATTAGCCACTACTACTACGGCTGGAGCTTTAGTAGCAGGTAGAGAATCTTCTATAGGGTAAATAACTAATATATAAGTGATTATATAAATAAGCAAATAATAACAATTAAATTAAATTAAATTATGAAAAAAACAGAAGACAAAATCAAAGCAATGATTACTGAAGAACAGTTAAAAACTGTTAACGAGCAACAAAACGAATTAAGTAATCATCTTAGAAACGTAGGAGTATTAGAAGTTCAAAAAGCAAATGTCTTAGGTCAAATTGAAGAAGTTTCAAAAAAAATAGAAACAACTAAAAAAGAACTTGAAGATGAGTACGGTCAGATAAACATTGATCTTAAAGACGGTAGTTATACTGAGATTGAAAAAGAAGATGCAGAATAATATTAGAAAAATTAGTATTGGATCTGACTATAAAACTGATGCTATGCATTACTCTGTAGGTCAAGAGGTTTACGGTGGTCATGAAATATCACATATACTTTTTGAAGATTCAGACAATTCTTATAATATACATATAAAGAAAAACAATGAGGTATTGCCATGGAAGAAATTTAATTCCAACATGGCTATATCTGTTGAGTATGATTTAAACTATTAATGAAAAGCATATACGATTTTATTATACAGCCACTAGGTGACAAGTATAGTAATACAGTTAATATATCTGGTGTAGATATTGTTGTTAATACAAAAATAGAAAACTGGAAATTCGTAAATAGATTAGCAGTTGTCATAGAAACTCCTCTAGCTTTTAATACTAAAATTAAAGCAGGGGATATTGTTGTTATACATCAAAATGTCTTTAGAACTTTCTATGATATGAAAGGTAAAAAGAAAAAAAGTAGATCTTATTTTAAAGATGATTTTTATTTCTGTGCTATTGACCAAGTATATTTATATAAAAACAAAAGTGGTTGGAATAGTTTTGGCGATAGGTGTTTTATAAAACCTATAAAAGACAAAGATAATCTAACACTAGACAAAGAACAAAAGCTTATTGGTATACTAAAGTATGGCAATAGTTCATTAGAAGCGCTTAAAATTAACCAGGGAGACTTAGTAGGCTATACGCCAAATGGTGAATGGGAATTTTTAATTGAAAATGAGCGTTTATATTGTATGAAATCAAATGATATTGTTATAAAATATGGGAATCAAGGAAACGAAGTTGAATATAATCCAAGCTGGGCAAGTCGCGGTTGAGGAATTAATCAAAGTAGCTAAAGAAGCTATTGTAGATTCTGATGATGACATATCTGCTGATAGATTAAAAAATGCTGCTGCTACTAAAAAACTAGCTATATTTGATGCTTTTGAAATACTTAATCGTATTGAAGAAGAAAAAAACATGCTAGAAGACAAGCCTAAAGAAGTTAAAAAAGAAACTACATTTCGTGGTTTTGCTGAAGGAAGATCTAAATAATGTATAAGCAAACTTTATATAAAGTATTACATAATCACATTAAACCTAAGGTTCTTAAAAGAATGAACAGGTATAACAAATGGGAATATGGATACAACGAGGAACACGATATTATTGTTATATCTAAAACTGGTAAAATTGGAGACATCTACGAGATCCAAAACATTAAAATAGCTTTACCTAAAGCTGAAGACGTTCATGAGTTCAAAGACAACAAATGGACAAGATTTGAATACCCTAAAGTATTAAATAAAATCAAAACAGTATTTGATTGGAGAGAGTATCCTGAAGATTTTAAAGAACAATGGTACGAGTATATTGATATTGAATTTAAAAGACGTGAAGAAGGTTTTTGCTATGTAAATAAAAACATACCTACGTATATCACTGGAACACATTACATGTATCTACAATGGTCTAAGATCGATGTAGGTCAACCAGATTTTAGAGAATCAAATAGATTGTTCTTTATATTCTGGGAAGCTTGTAGAGCTGATTACAGAAGTTATGGTATGTGTTACTTAAAAAATAGACGTTCTGGATTTTCTTTTATGGCTTCTGGCGAATGTGTTAATATGGCAACAATATCAACAGATGCAAGATTTGGTATATTGTCTAAGTCTGGTTCAGATGCTAAGAAAATGTTTACCGATAAGGTTGTACCTATATCAGTTAATTATCCTTTCTTTTTTAAACCCATACAAGATGGTATGGATAGACCTAAGACAGAATTAGCTTATAGAGTACCAGCTTCTAAATTCACAAGAAGAAGTATTGTGTCTACGGATAAAATAGAAGACTTATCAGGACTTGATACAACTATTGATTGGAAAAACACAGGTGATAATGCTTACGATGGTGAAAAGCTAAGATTATTAGTACACGATGAATCAGGTAAGTGGGAAAGACCTAACAACATACTTAATAACTGGAGAGTTACAAAAACTACTCTTAGATTAGGATCAAGAATTATAGGTAAGTGTATGATGGGATCAACATCAAATGCTTTGGATAAAGGAGGTAGAAATTTTAAAATACTATATGATGATTCAGATGTTACAAAAAGAAATGCAAATGGACAAACTCGTTCAGGACTCTATTCTTTGTTCATACCTATGGAATGGAACTACGAAGGCTACATTGATTCTTATGGGCATCCTGTCTTCGAAACCCCATCAAAACATGTGCATGGTCCTCATGGAACGCCAATTAAAATCGGGGTCATTGAATACTGGAGTAATGAAGTAGAAGGTCTTAAGGATGATCAAGATGGATTAAATGAATTTTATAGACAGTTTCCACGTACTACTAAACACGCTTTTAGAGATGAGTCTAAAATGTCTTTATTTAATTTAACTAAAATTTACGAACAAATAGATTTTAACGAAGATTTAAAAAACTCAGTATCTATTACGCAAGGAAACTTTCAATGGGAAAATAGTGAGAAAGATACAAGAGTTATATTTTCGCCAAGCAAGCAAGGTAGATTCTATATAACTTGGGTACCACCAGTTCATTTACAAAATAAAAGATATATAAAACATGGAGTAAACTATCCAGGTAATGAGCACTGCGGTGCTTTTGGATGTGATCCATATGATATATCAGGAACAGTAGATAAAAGAGGTTCTAACGGATCTTTACACGGCTTAACAAAGTTTAGCATGGAAGAAGTTCCACCAAACCATTTCTTTTTAGAATATATATCTAGACCGCAAACGGCAGAGATATTTTTTGAAGATGTACTTATGGCTTGTGTGTTTTATGGTATGCCAATACTAGCAGAAAACAATAAACCTAGATTATTATATTATTTCAAACGTAGAGGATACAGAGGCTTTGCAATGAATAGACCAGATAAAAAAAGAAATAAATTATCAGTAACAGAAAAAGAAATAGGTGGTATACCTAATTCTAGTGAAGATATAAAGCAAGCTCATGCGTCTGCTATAGAAACATATATCGAAACGTTTGTTGGTTTAAAAGAAACAGGATACGGAGATATGTATTTTCAAAGAACTCTAGAAGATTGGTCTAGATTTAATATAAATAACAGAACAACACATGATGCTTCTATTAGTTCAGGACTTGCGTTAATGGCTTGCAACAAGCACAGGTACGCGCCTTCTAATAAAATTGAATTAAAACCAGTTGATCTAGGTATAAAAAGATACAACAACAAAGGAACTTTATCAAAAATTATAAATTAATGAATATATATACTAATACCAATAGTGCTTTCCCTAGTCAAGTAGTGAGTGATGCTGAAAAAGCAAGTATTGAATATGGAAGTCAAGTTGCGATGGCTATTGAATACGAATGGTTTCGCTCAGGAAGAACTACAGGTAATAGATATCTAACTAATTGGAATCAATATCACCAATTAAGATTGTATGCTCGTGGAGAACAAAGTGTGCAAAAATACAAAGATGAGTTATCTATTAATGGTGATTTGTCTTATCTTAATTTAGACTGGCAACCAGTTCCTATTTTATCTAAGTTTGTAGATATAGTTGTAAATGGTATATCATCAAAAAGTTATGATATAAAAGCTTACGCTCAAGATCCTGAATCAGTAAAGAAAAGAACTGAATATGCTTCTAAAATACAAGAAGACATGATAGCTAGAGAGTTTCTAGATGGACTAAAAGAAACTTTAGGTGTAGATTTATATCAAAGCATCAATCCAGAACAACTACCTGAATCAGCAGAAGAATTAGAGCTTCATATGCAATTGTCATATAAGCAAAGTATTGAAATAGCAGAAGAAGAAGCTATATCATCAGTGTTGGCTCAAAACAAATATGATCTTACTAGACGTAGGTTAAACATGGACTTAACTGTTTGTGGTATTGCTGCGAGTAAAACAAACTTTAATACAGCTGAAGGTATAACTGTTGACTACGTTGATCCTGCTTATTTAGTTTATTCTTATACAGAAGATCCAAACTTTGAAGATATATACTATATAGGTGAAATTAAATCTATAAGTATAGCAGAACTTAAAAAAGAGTTTCCAGATATCTCTACAAAAGAATTAGAAAGAATACAATCCATGCCAGGCAATAGACAATATTTAACTGGTTGGGGTGATTACGACGAGAACAGTGTTCAGGTTATGTATTTTGATTACAAAACTTACCATAATCAAGTCTTTAAAATAAAACAAACCGAACAAGGGTTAATGAAAGCTTTAGAAAAGCCTGATACTTTTAATCCACCGGAAAATGATAACTTTGAAAGAGTGTCAAGATCTATAGAAGTTTTATATACTGGAGCTAAAGTACTAGGTACAGATACAATGCTTAAATGGGAATTAGCAGAAAACATGTCTAGACCTTTAGCTGACACAACTAAAGTAGCTATGAATTATGCTATATGTGCACCTAGAATGTACAAAGGCAGGATAGAATCAATAGTAAGCAAGTGTATTGGTTTTGCTGACATGATTCAATTAACTCATTTAAAACTGCAACAGGTGATGTCTAAAATGGTACCAGATGGTGTTTATTTAGATATGGATGGTTTAGCAGAAGTTGATTTAGGTAATGGTACAAATTATAATCCTGCAGAGGCATTAAATATGTATTTCCAAACAGGTTCTATAGTTGGTAGATCACTTACGCAAGATGGCGATATGAATCCAGGTAAAATTCCTATTCAAGAATTAAGTTCTAGTTCTGGTCAAGGTAAAATACAAAGTTTAATACAAACTTATCAGTATTATTTACAAATGATACGTGATGTGACAGGATTAAATGAAGCTAGAGATGGTAGCACACCAGATAAAAGTACTTTAGTAGGATTACAAAAATTAGCTGCTAACGCATCTAACGTTGCTACTAGACATATTAAACAAGCTAGTTTATACGTTACATTAAGAATAGCAGAGAATATAGCTTTAAAAATAGCAGATGCTTTAGAGTTTCCTTTAACAGCTGAGGCTTTAGTAAGTAGTATATCAAACTACAATGTAAACACTCTAACAGAGATAAGTAATTTAAACTTACATGATTTTGGTATATTCTTAGAACTAGAACCAGATGAAGAAGAGCAACAACAATTAGAACAAAACATACAAGTTGCTTTACAAAGTGGCGGTATTGATCTAGAAGATGCTATAGATTTAAGACAAATAAAAAATCTTAAATTAGCTAATCAAATGCTTAAAATAAAACGTAAGTCTAAAGGTAAGCAAGAACAAGCAAACGCATTAGAACAATCACAAGCGCAAGCTGACGCTCAAGCAGGAGCTGCAGAAAAAATAGCAATGTCTGAGGTTCAAAAGCAAGAAGCTATATCAGGTTCTAAAGTTCAATTTGAACAAGCTAGTAATCAAATGGAAATACAACGCATGGAGTTAGCTGCTCAATTAGAACAGCGAAAAATGCAAATGCAATTTAGCTTTGATAAGCAGTTGAAAGAAATGGATATGAAAGCTACTGGTCAAAAAGAAAAAGAAATAGAAAATAGAAAAGACAAGCGTATAAAATTAGAAGGTACGCAGCAAAGTAAAATGATTGCTCAAAGAAAAAACGATAGCGATCCTATAAATTTCGAACTTGAAGGGCAACAACCCGCAATGTAAGAATTGTTTAATTATTTAATTATATTATATTATGTCAGAATTAAAAACAAATCAACCTGTTAAACAGGAAGGAGACTTTAAAATGAAGTCCAAAAAACCTAAGCAATTAGGTAACAAAGAACAAGAGATCGTTAAGGTTAGTCTTAAAGAACCTTTGGTAGAATTACCAAATGATGTTATTAAGGTTACAATACCAAACGAACCAGCTAAAAAAGAAACAGATGCCATTCAAATCGGAGAAACAAAGAAAGTTCCTATGGATGAATCATCCGGAGATAGCGCAGAGATGGGAGAACCTGTACAAGAGTCCAACGAGACTACTGAAGGGTTTTCTCCAATCAAAGAAATAACAGACGAAGTAAAAGAAACTGCTAAAGAAGTTAAAGAAGCTATAAGAGATGAAAAAGTCTTAGGTAAACCATTACCAGAGAACATTGAAAAATTAGTTAACTTCATGGAAGAAACTGGTGGAACTATAGAAGATTACACTAGATTAAATGCAGATTATACTAATATAGATGATACTACTTTACTAAAAGAATACTACAGAAAAACTAAACCACATTTAGATTCTGAAGAAATAGATTTTATAATGGAAGACAACTTCCATTTTGATACAGATCTTGACGAAGAGCGTGACGTCAAAAAGAAAAAACTCGCTAAAAAAGAAGAGATTGCAAAAGCAAAAAACTTTTTAGAGGAAACGAAAACTAAATACTACGACGAGATCAAGTTGAGACCCGGCGTAACTCAGGACCAACAAAAAGCTACAGACTTTTTCAATCGCTACAATAAGCAGCAAGAATTAGCTGAGCAACAACATGATGTATTTCAAAAAAGTACTAAAGACTTATTTAACAATGATTTCGAAGGTTTCGATATTAACGTTGGAGAAAAAAGATTTAAGTATAATATTAAAGATTTAGATAAAGTTGCCGAAAACCAATCAAACATTAATAATCTAGTCGGGAAGTTCTTAGACAAAGAAGGTAATGTTACTGACACTAAAGGTTATCACAAAGCTATATATGCAGCTGACAATGTAGATAAGATTGCTTCTCATTTTTATGAGCAAGGAAAAGCAGACGCCGTTAAAGACGTTGTGAATAAGTCTAAAAACTTGTCACATGCAAAAGCTAGAACCCAACAAGGTGAAGTTTTTATAAACGGATTAAAGGTTAAAGCAATTTCTGGAGCAGACTCTACAAAACTGAAAATAAAAACAAGAAAATTTAACAATTAAAAATTAAACAATTATGAGTTTAAATCCACAATTTGGTTCTATTGTTCCAAGTCCGATTCAGACTCCATCTCCTTCTGCTTATTTAGCATTTAACGGTGGAGCAAATGACTTTGCACAACAATATTTACCAGAAATTTATGAACAAGAAGTAGAAAGATACGGAAACCGTACTCTATCTGGATTCTTAAGAATGGTTGGCGCTGAAATGCCAATGACAAGTGATCAAGTAATTTGGTCAGAAC